CCTATAGAAAAGGAGAGTTTATTGATATAAAAGCTGTACAAAAATCAAGGGTTGCTCAAAATGTCACCACAAAGAAAAAGAAGAAAACCTCTCAGCGAAAGCGTAAAAAAAGCACTTAAAAAAAAGGCTGACGGAACTAGATTCTTTTATGGTGAACTTGCAGAGGTTTACCGCAAAGGACAGGGAGCATATTTATCTGGTGGGTCAAGAAATACAACAATGCAAGCTTGGTCTTTTGGCAGGGTGAATAGTTACATGAGAGGAGATAAGGCAAGAACAGCAGACGCATCTATTTATACTAAATACAACAAAAGGAGGTAACTATGAAACTAACTACCAGACAAAAGAACACTCTTAAAAAACATCAGGAAACACATGGGCATACAAAGGCTCATATGGAATATATGAAACGTAAGATGAGAGAGGGCATGAGTTTTACACAGGCTCATAACATGGCTATGAGAAGAAAAGGCAAATGAATTTTCAATATAATCTTTTTAATGAAGAATTTAAAACAAAAAATGCTGAGAAGCATGATTGCTTAAGATACAAGCAAAATGAATACTTAGACAGTCACCACCACCCACAAGAAAAAATACAGCAGCTTGTAAAGTTAGATAAATATATTCATGGTGATATTCTTGAACTTTTTGCAGGGCAAGGCAACCTTTCAGAGCATTATGAACAAAAAGGCAATTTATATAAATGCACGAAAGAAACTACAGGAGACAGCTTTCAACATTTATTTGAATTAATAAATAATAAAAAAACTTTTGATGTTATTGATATTGATTCTTATGGGTATCCAAGTCAATTTATTGATAATGTTTGGCACGTTATGAAGCCAAAGAGTTTATTAATACTTACTTTTCCTGTCATGGGTGTGCAATGTATAAATGGCATTGTTGAACAACATTTTATAAATTTCTGGAGGTCAGCAAGACCTAGTACTGGTGATGTCATTGGTGCTGTCACTGATTATGGTTTGAAGTATTGGTATTTACCAAAATTAATTGATGTTGTAAAAATTAAACCTATCTGGAGATATGTGTTTGAATGTGAAAGAGTAAAAGCAACAGAGTTTTGTAGTACAAAAAACAGATGAGTGATCCTAGATTAAAAAGATTTGGACTTGCTGGTTTTAACAAACCAAAAAGAACACCATCACACCCAACAAAGTCTCATGTTGTTTTGGCAAAAGAAGGTGACAAAATAAAATTAATTAGATTCGGAGCGCAAGGGGCAGACACAAAACCACCAAGAAAGGGAGAATCTGAGGCAGATAGGGCAAAACGTAGGAGTTTTAAAGCTAGACACGCAAAAAATATTGCAAAAGGCAAAATGTCAGCAGCTTTTTGGGCAGATAGAACTAAGTGGAGCTAGTATTGTAAATAATTGTTAATTTTTATCTATGGCAGAAGAACCAATTAAGCCAAATCCATCTGTTGATACAGCAGCACTTATGGC